GCCACAACAGAATACAGCCGCAGAGCAGGCCATGTCAAGGAAGGCTAACGCTGGCAACGTGTCGGGCGACGCGAGCGAGACAGCACAGGAAGCGGCGGCGAAGATGGACGAATCGCTCGGGAGGGACTACCAGTGATTAAGATTCCCGTGAATACGAACAACGGTTCATATCTTGTTGAAAAGGTGAATATCGAAGGGACGATGCTCAACATCCGTCTCTTGTGGAACTGGCGCGACGGCTTCTGGTATGGCGACTTCGAGACAGTCAACGGCAAGCGATGCGGCATCAGGCTCGTTCCAAATTCGCGGCTTCTGCGTTCCCACAACAACGTACTCGAAAACGGCGAGCTTGCAATCTTCAAGCGCGAAAAGACCTGCGCGGAGCCGCTGAACCACGACAACCTGGGGAAAGCGTATATACTCCATTACCTGACGAAGGACGACGTAAACGTATTCATAGAGGCGGGGATGCTCTGATGGCTTTCGGACGCATTATCCACCTGTATGTCGGCAAGTTCGCCGTCGGCAACCTGACCTCGCAGAACTCGAAGGACTTTTCCCAGTTCGACATAGAGTTCGAGGTAACGCGCTCAATCGAGTGGTACGACAACGAGGCGACCATCACCATCTACAACCCCTCCCCGGAAGCGATAAACTTCATCATGAGCGAGGGAAACAGCGTATTGCTCCAGGCTGGCTACGAGGATGAAACCGTCGGCAACATATTCGTCGGGCAAATCGGAATGGCCGTCCCCAGACGCGTCGGCAGCGACGTGGAACTTGTCATTACCTGCGTCTCGGCGCGTGGGACATTCTACCAGCTTGCAAGGCTGAATTGTGCAATCCAGTTCGACAGCTCCGCCACCGTCAAGAAATGCCTGCAGGAGCTTTGCGACTATGCGGGAACGGCTTTACGCGCCGGAAGCCAGAAGGAGCTTTCCCAGCCCATCGGGACGGAGTTCTGCATTTCCGGCACGTTCAAGCAGGCGGTCTGTTCTTTCCGCGACAACATACTTATTCCCAAGTTCGGGCTGCACCTCTATTTCGACAATAACGAAATGATTGTGGTAAACAGCGACGAAAAGAGCATAGAGGTGGAGGAAATCTCGCTGGACTTCAAAAGCGGATTGCTCCAGGCAGAAGAAATTCGCGACGAGAGTCTGAACAAGGTCAACTTCGCGGACGACCCGTCCTATTATCTTTTCTCGCAGAGCGAGGCGGACGAACCCAGCCAACAGAAGAAGCCAAGCAAGGAAATAGACCGCACGCGCAAAATCCACTTTACAGCGCTTATCTCGCCCAAGTACGCGCCGAACGTATTCATGCGCATGGACTCAAGCAAGGGCGACTCCTACGACAGCGTAGGTTCCATGGCGATAAAGGGCGATTTCATCATCACGGAATGTACTTTCAGAGGCTCCAACATGGGCAGCGACTTCACCGTCGAATGTGACGCGAGGGAGGTGAACTGGTAATGGCCAACAGCATCGCGAAACTGCTTGACAGTTTCTTCGACAACAAGATGGAAGATTTCGAGACGGCCTTTCCCGCCGCCATCGAGAGCGTCAACGACGACGGAACGGTCAATGTACGCCCCAGCGTGAGGAACTGTCTGCGAAATATGCAGATGGAGCCGAACATGAAGGACGGAAAGCTCATGGTAATCAAGAACGTCCCTGTGCTATGGGCAGGAACAAAGACCGTTCACATTGAATATGAACTCGACCAGGGCGATACCGTTCTCTGCATCAGCTCCAGCAGGGACATTCGTAATTGGAAGAAAGAAAAGTGGGACGAAGCCGCTTACGACCCGGTGAGTTTTTCGGGAAACGACCTGCTGAACCTTCTCGCGATTCCGTTCAGGCGCGTCCAGGAAAGCGCGACTACAGTCATAAACATCGACCGTGAAGGAAACGTAACGGTCAAGGCGAGCGAAGTGACGCTGGATGCCGAAAATGTCAAGATTACAGGCAAGCTGGACGTGAACGGTGACATTTCGAGCGCGGGAAACATCGCGAGCGATGGCGAAATAGAAGCCAGTGGCAAAGTCAAAGGCTCGGATTTCGCCACACCGACGCTCTCTTTCAACAAGCACATGCACCCGACAGCAGCCCAGGGCGCACCTTCCGGGCCTCAGCCGCTTGCGCCATCAGTTTAAAAAGTTCTTTACGACATCATGACATCATGAAATCATCTAGTTTAGATAGACTATCGATAATTTCTTCTTGTGGAACACTTACAAATTGGCAAAGCTCTATGCTCTTGTTAAAACGAACATTTATGTCAACGCTCATGGCTCCAGAAATCAAGCCACCTAATTTGTCGTAATAAGCATCAATCTTTTTTATTTCTTCTAACTCTTGTTTGTTCAGTTTTTCACATAGTTGCTGATACTCTTTTTCCATACTTTCAATTAGCTCTTTTTCCCTGTCTCCCATAATATGCTTGGTTATTTCAAGAGCTGATTTTGCAACGGCAGTACCAACAACACCTCCTAAAGCAGGAACAGGGATTAAGGCTTGACCAATGGCTGCGCCAACAGCAACAATTCCTGTTTCAACACTTAATGAACAAGCGGCAGCGCTAAAATCGGACCTGCTTATTTTCCCTCTTTTATAATCAATCACAAGAGAGGTAAGACCAACAGATGCGCTCATCATCGCGCCAGCAAAAGGAGCAGGATAGTTTGCGATTCTAGTTAAGCCATATATTCCAGCACCCGTTATGCCACCCTTTGCTCCACCTTTTGCGAAGTCAATTCCAACATCTTTCCAATCATCAAGAGAAAACTCCGATATTTTCTTCCCTGACTTGATTTTCGAGTAAATTTTAATTCCCGCAGATGTAGCTGCAGAAATCGCTGCAGAAATACCAGCTGCCTTTAGAGCTTCTGATATTGACGGGTCGGAAATATGTTGAGCTTGTTCAATCTCTTTTTGCTCTTCTTCCCTTATTTTCTCTATTTCATTTCTATTGTATTCTTTTAAAGATTCTTCGTGCTTATCCAGCGTTTTGCCAACAGTATTTATTTGAACTTCATTATAGTTTGAAATACTTGGACGAACAACCTCAGAAAAACCTTTTCCAGTACGTTCTTCTAAAGCAAGAATGGCCTTATAAATTCTTTCTTGAGTTGTTCCACGAAGTCCTTCAATTACCTCACCGTTCTTTATGCGAAGTAAAATTTCAAACTGGTCTTTGGGTAAATGATATATTCCCGCCTTATCTGGATATCCATAGAGAGACGCATCAGACGTAAATTCAGGATATTTTCCAAGATGTTCTAGGACACCTCGTTCCAACGAGCGTTCAGCATTATTGTAGAACTTTGACTGATAGGGAACACCATCTATTTCATAATCAACAGGTCCCGTTCTCGGCACATTATCAATATCAGCAATTTCAGGCAACCGTTGAATGACTTGACGAGCATTTGTTACGCAAACTTCAACCTGTTCTGCAATTTCACCATGCTTTGTAGAATCACTACCTAAAACATGAGGCAAATGCGCTGGAGAAGCAAAATCTCTCGCTTTTTCTATATACTTCATAGCGTTGTTAAACGCATTGAACGCATTTTGAGTTTCTTGCGCAGCTGTTTCATGCGCAAGAACTTCAGCAGCATTTTGTTCAGATGCTTTTTTTATTAAGCCATCTAAAACATAGGCTGCGGCAAGCTGTCCTTCTACTGCACCCGAACTTTTAGGAGATTCGTTCATTTATTAACTGACCCATAGCTTTTGCATTATTTATCAATGCTGCCAGAGTTTTCTTCTGAGAGTCATTGAAATCCTTGTAATCTCTCGGGAAAAGATTGAAAGGAGTTACATCCAAAGCCGACTTCAACTCCTTAGTTTTTTGCTCTAATTGCAAGAGCTTTTCTAGTTTTGGTTTAAGTTCCGAAATCTTGCTTCGAATTTCAGTTCTTGCATTATTTGCTTTTTTTGCAGCTGACTTGTTTTTAAATGTTGCAAAGACGCCTCCTCCAACAGCCAAAGCACCTGCGATACTCCAACCCACAGGGCCAGCAAGAGCTAAAAACGCTTGCCCCGCAACCATTCCACCACCACCTGCAGAGATGGCGCCACCACCAAGCCATGCCAAAGCTGCCTTAGTAGCAACTGCTCCAGACAAAGCCGCTATCGGAGTTCCCGTTGACGCCACACCAAATGTGGTAGCAACAGCCATGGCAACGGTCGGGCCAGCAGCTGCAACTGCACCTCCCGCAAAAACACCTCCCATAGCAAGTCCCATACCTTTGATATTATTGGAACCCGATTCTTCTTCGATTTTTACAGCTTCATTGAAATCCTTTATTTGAAGAACAACCTCATCAATGTCTTTCTTAAACTCCTTGGGAGTATTTGCTATGCTATTGACATATTCCTGAACACGTTCAATGGCTTTTGCACCACTTTTACGAGATTGATACAAGGAAACAATCGAGGTGTTTGCTTCTTGAGCAATTTTTTGATATTCAGCTTCTGCATCTTTGAGCTTTTTAATAGCCTCTTTCTTAGCGACGTTATAGAACATATACACCTCTTATTGTTGGTCTATGCACTTAATTTATATTCTGTCAACGGTAAGCGGAAAACCATCCCTAGAAAAAGCACCTTTTTTTGGTCTTTTTTGGGTTGATTTGGCATAATTCACGCCTTACACCAAAGCGTATCTAGTTTACGGGCTGATGAATGAAATGGCCCTTGACAATTCCCACGACATTTTCCTTGATGGCGACCACATCTGCCGTATCGGCAACATCGCCCAAAAGGTACGGCAGGCTGTTCTCTGCCTGTTAAAGACGGAAGAAGGGGAAGCGTTCACCAACATCGAACATGGCGTTCCCTGGCTTGAAAAGATAGCCGGTTTACCCGTTTCTCACCTCGACGTAGCCCAGCGCATCATTCGCGAAAAAATCGAAGCGGTCAAGGGCGTAAAATCCGTAATCGCGATAGACCTCGCAACGGACGGAAGAAACCTTACGGGAAAATTCAGCGTCCAGAGCATCGACGGCAGAACCATCAACGGGGATTTCTAGCGATGGCGATAAACGCAGTCATTGTGGACTCTATATCGGGAATCTCCATCAAGAGCTACCGCGAAATCCGTCAGGCCATCGCCACCAGCTTTACGGAAGTGTTCGGTGCGTCCATAAACCTTGAGCCGTCCTCTCCCGATGGCATGTTCGTTGACCTGCTTGCATATATGTACACGGAGCTTGCACAGGTGATACAGACCGTCGGCGCGAACATCGACGTTTCGACAGCAACGGGGACTTTCCTGGATATGCTAGCCTCTATCGCGGGGCTTGCTCGAAACGAGGGAGAAACGGACGAATCCCTAAGACAGCGCATAGAAACGGCGACTTTCGACGGCCTGGCGACTCCCGACGGAATGACGACCTATCTGAAAGAGAACATCACGGACGGCATCACCTTCAAGGAAAACACGAAGAACGAGACCGTCGGCGGACTCCCCGCCCATTCTTTCGTGATATTCGTCCCAGCCACTTTCAGCACAGAGGATGTTGACCCGTCCGATAAGGACTGGCAGGCCATACTCGACGACAGCACACGCGCCCACACCGTCCAGAACTTTATCGCGCAAAAGATTTGGAACTGCAAACCCGCAGGCATACAGAGCTACGGAAACAACAGCGGCGAGGCACGCGATGTAAGCGGCTTCCTGCAACAGGTCCAGTTCAGCTTCATCCAGGGCGTTTCCTACCTCGTTCACATCGACTTTACTGTCTATGACGAAGAAACCCTGCCATCAGACTATGAACAGGTCATAAAGAATGTCGTCTGCGAATGGGCCAAGAAGGAATACACTTCGGGAAAGGACTTGATACCGCAAAGAATCAGCGCCCCCATCTACAATGATGTTCCGGGCATCGAGTCCATCACGGTCACGGTCGCAAGCGCGGACAATCCGCGCCACTGGACAGACGAGCGCGTCCCCATAGACGAAGACAAGATTGTTTCCATCACGGCAGAAAACATCACGGTCTCGCTTGTAAGCTAGGAAACCGCCATGCAGCACATCACGGACTTATGGCAGCATATCCAGCACCTTGTAATCACGCAGTACAGGGACTCAACAAACCTTCTCTCGCTCTTGAGGAAGGTCTTTTCCAGCTTCCAGGATTTGGAAGATAGTGCGTTCAGGCTTTCCAACTTCGCGAACATCGACGAGGCGGAAGGTGAATGGCTCGACCTTATCGGAAAGTTCCGCAACATTCCGCGACAACCCGGCGAGACGGACGAAATGTACAAGGCGCGTCTCAAGATTTCCTTCAAGAAGAACTCCGCAGGGACGCCGAACAACATCATCGAAAACGCCCGTGACCTTTCGGGCGACCCAAACCCGCATTTCCTTGACGAATGTCCCGCCATCTTTTTCGTCTATACGCCGCGTGGTAGGCAACTACGACGCCGAGTGCTACAAATGCTGGCGCCTGCTGGCGTTCTCGCACTCCCCGCTGCTGGATTGAAACTGGCTGGTTCAAACAGGTTCCTCGCGACGGTGCAGCATCCGCAAAAGAAGATTGTGACAGTCGCGCTTGAGGAAAGCGTAATCGAGAACAACTACCTCACGACAGAAACTGGGCAACGGATAATGACCGAAGACGGCAAGTGCATCGTCTTATAGGAGAATCCATGGCAGAAGAAAATACCACCATCCTAGAGCTGGACACAAGCACGTTCGAAGCCCTCAAACAGGGCGGGTACTTTGCAGTAAGCATCCTTGGCCATACCTACAAGGTTGCCTTGAGTGAACTGGAAGGAGTCGGAGCAAGCGACCACAAGGTCTGCGTCCAGCAGGGCGACGAGGCGGGTTTTCTCGCCAATGTTCTCGTTCCCGACGGGGACGCCATCACTCTCACGCCCCTAAACGGCACTTTGCGAATAGGCGTGAACTTGACGGGAGAAAGCGACCCAAAACTCGCAACGCTGCCGGAATCGGACATAGACAGCGAAACGAGCAACTATGGTTCATACCAGCTCAAGCAGGGCGCGGAAGAACTTGTCTGGGGCGACGTTGAGGGCGAAACTTTCGACTACTGCAACGCCAAGATATACCAGAGCATGAGAATATCGGACGCCCAGGGTTCCATTTCAAAATGCACCATCGCGCTTGCAGGAACACTTGCATCGAACAACGCATGCCTCTGCATCGGCGTTTTTGACACGGAAGGAAACCTGCTCGGACACACGGGGCTGCGTCGCTACGGCGTCGATTTCGACAGTTCGACGGAGCTCTGCACTTTCGACATGATTGAAATGAGGCAGGGCGCCTTGACGATAAAGCGGAATACGCGATATATCGTTCAAGTTTGGTCTGTAGGAGTCCAGCTCGCCGCCAAGGACAGAACCAATTACAACTACCAGTATGACTACACGCTGCGTCAGAACCTGGAAACGACAGTCGGCAACAAGATTTATTTCGTTGACCCGCTGAACGGCATTTTCAACACGGCGAGCAAGATTCCTTTTGTCTCGTTCGGCGCAAGCACCGTCTAATTCAAGGAGCGTTTCATGGAACTGGAAGAAAACATTACCACGGTGCCGCTGCTTGAAGAAGCGGACAATCTTACCCTCAACGACCTTCTCTACATCGTACAGGGCCTGAACTCCGACAGGGACAGGAAACTATCGCTTGAAAAATTGCGCGACTTTCTGCAAAGCGTTTTCAAGAACATCACCGTCGTCGGCATAGGAAACCATCCCGACACTACAACCATTACTCCCTCCGGCGTGACTGTTTCCGGCATGGGTGGCACTACAGAAATAGGGAAACAGGCGGTGACAACGACCTTTCTTTCCGCCTATTCGCTCACGCTTAGGAACTCCAATCATACAGTCACACTTTCCGTCAATGCTTCCACGAACGAGCTTGTGATAGACCATTCCATCAATCTCGATGGAGATATTACCTCTAGCGGAAAATTTATCGCCAAAAGTGGAAGCACTGCAACGCACAATCTCTATACATCAGAGCTTGGGCCAAGCGGCCTCGAAATCAAGGGACCGGGCGGAACGACGAAGATTACGATGATAGCGCTCACGACGCAGTATATCTCCGCCCAGGTCTTGTCCATAAGTGGACAGGCAACTATAAAGAAGCTCTCCACAGACCAGCTTATTCTCAATTTCACGCCGCTGGAACAGTCCGACGGGGATGCGAGCCAGGGACAGTATCGTTCCATGACAAACTGCGAAAGCCACTGCACATCCGGCATACCGTCTGAATACTATACTGCCGTTTGCCCTGGAACATACGGCTACGAAGGAAACGATGATTTCACGCTAAACTCAACCAGCCATGAAGTCGGCGAAGTCGTACTTGTCACCAATACAGGCAAGTACGGAGGCGGAACACCCGTAAACCACCCTATCATCGTCTATCAGGCAAGCGATACAACGCGGTCGCATCATATCGCGTCGATTGAGCCCGGAAACAGCAAACAATTTATCTACAGGGGTAAGGACTCGAACAATTACCCCGTGTGGACTTCCTTGAATTAGGTAGAATGGCATGACAACTAGAAAGGACAGCGCCAAATGGCGCGAAATGTTGAAGCCCCTCATCCTTGCGCTCATCGCGCTTGCTTCGGCGACTACAGCCTACGTCAAGAGCCACAGCGAGGTAAGCGAGGGTTCGGAAAGAAACGCCGTTTCCATGGCCAAGATGGAAACGCGCATCGAGCTTATTGAACAGCGAACATCAAAAGTGGAACGGGAATCGGAAATCCTCAAGGGGACTCTTTCCGACATAAAGAGCGATGTTTCGTTTATCAGGGGAAAGATGGAAGCGCAGAAATAGCTTCTTATTCTTTTTCCTTGGGTTTGTTTTTTGCGCCCTTGGGCCTTCCGCCCTTCTTGCCGTTCTCGGCGCTGGTGGGCTTGGGACGGCTCCCAATCATCTGCGAATGGATTGAACGCACTTCCGCGTCTGTAAGAATTTTTCCGCAATGCGGACACCTTGCTGGCATAGGATTCTCCCGTTTTACCTAATCAAGATAGGTTTATTTGCCGTTTTTGTAAAGGTACAATCAAAGAAAAATTGAATTGTATGCAAAATTTATTGCATTTTATTTAAAAATGTATTAAATTCTATTCAATTCTTTTGCATAGGATTCAATTTTATGGAAATTCGGGAAGTCGAAATTGGGCTTTTGAAGCCATACGAGAATAACCCGCGCAACAACGAGGCGGCAGTTGACAAGGTGGCCGCGAGTATTTCCGAGTTCGGTTTCAAGGTTCCCATCATCATCGACAGGGAAAACGTAATCGTCGCGGGACACACGCGCTATCTCGCCGCGCAGAAACTGGAACTGCAAAAAGTCCCCTGCATCGTCGCTGACGACCTGACCCCGAATCAGATTAAGGCTTTCCGCCTCGCTGACAACAAAGTCTCGGAATTTAGCGGCTGGGATTTCCAGAAGCTCAACGAGGAACTTTCATTCCTCGGAGAAGCGGCCTTTGACCTGGAACAGTTCGGATTCCTGCCGAACGAGAACGTGGATTTCGACAGCTTCCTGACGGACGAAGAAAATCCACAGAAGAAACCCAAGACCATCACCTGCCCCCACTGCGGAAAGACCTTCGAGAAATAATGCTTCTACACATGGCGACAGATGGACTCGTAGGAGATTTTTACACAAAGTTCCCTAAGAAGGAACTCAATATCCTTACGTCCTTTGAATATAAAAGCTCGTTGATGGGAAACGATGTTCGCGAGTTCAACCACTTTATCGCGGACAGCGGCGCATTCACGGCGATGGCAAGCGGCAAGAAGATTGACGACAGCTATATCGACAGCTACATCGAATGGATAAAGGGCGCACACATCGACCATTTCATCGAAATGGACATTGACGAGATTGTCGGCATAGACAAGGTCAAGCAAATCCGAAACCGCATAGAACGCGCAACGGGAAAGCAGAGCATCCCCGTTTGGCATCTAGGACGCAAGAAAGAAGGATGGCTCGACATGGTGAAAAACTATCCCTATGTCGCGCTCTCGCTTAGCGGATTTACAGCATCGAGCAAATGGCTCAAGGCGAACGACTGGAAACCGCTTCACTACTTCCTCGACACGGCGGCGGAAAACGGTTCCAAGGTTCACGCGCTCGGATGCACGAACTGGGGACTTCTGCGCAAGTTCCATTTCTACAGCAGCGACTCAAGCACATGGAGCCTCGGCGAAAGATATGGGACGTGCTTCGTGTTCCAGGATGGCGTAATGAAGGTCGTCTCGCTCCCCAAGAAATTCAAGAAGAACAAGAAAACTCTTGGCTTCCACAACAAACAACAATGGTTCAAGGCAATGCAATATGCAAAAATCAAGATGTGACGCAATCCTGCTGCTTTCGGGCGGCATCGACAGCACGACAGCTCTGGAACAGCTGACGAAGCAGGGCAAGAAGGTTTTCTGCCTTATCTTCGACTACAAACAGAGCCTGCGCAAGGAAATCGCGGTGGCGGCATCCAACGCGAAGCGGCTGAAACAGCCCTACAAAATCGTTTCCATCGACCTCGGATTTACGGGAAGCAAGTGTTCCCTCATTTCCAAGTCCAGGATAAGCGAGAACCGCAGCTTCGAGCAGATTGATTCAGCGACTCCCACAAGCTATGTGGAGTTCAGAAACGGCATCCTGCTTTCCTACGCGGTCATGTTCGCGGAGGTCAACGGCATAAACGACATTTACGGCGGCTTCAACGGGCTTGCAAGCGGGCAATACCCCGACGACACATATTCATTCGTCAAGGCGTTCGAAAAAGCTGCAAACGCCGGTACAGCGCCCGGTTTCAAGGTCAAGATTCATGCGCCCTTCTCAAGGATTTGCAAGAGCGAAATCGTCAAGCTGGGGCGCAAAATCGGCGTCGATTACGAGAAGAACACCTGGAGCTGCTACAGGAACGGCAAAAATCACTGCGGCAAGTGCGACAGCTGCTTGCAGCGCAAAAGGGCCTTGGCCATAGGGGAAATCATCTAATGGAAAAAATCTACAGGATAAACAAGATATTCTTTAGCATCCAGGGCGAAGGAAAGCGCGTTGGAACGCCACAAGTTTTCGTGCGTTTCAGCGGATGCAACATGAAGTGTCCCTTCTGCGACACCGACCACGAACCGTTCGACGAAATGACCGCCGAACAGATTGTCCAGACCTGCCTTTCCATCGCGGGGAATTGCAGGAGCGTTTCTTTCTGCGGTGGTGAACCCACCTTGCAGCTGGACGAAGAACTCATAAAGGCATTTGATGGCTGGTACAAGTCCATCGAGACAAACGGAACGCACAAGGTTCCGCAGGGCATCGACTACATCGTCTGTAGTCCCAAGACTTCGCGCATCGAGCCGGACAACATTGACGAACTGCGTTTCGTCATAAAGGCTGGCGACCCGCTGCCGACCCCTTGCAAGACTGCAAAGCGCATGTGCCTTAGTCCCTGCTTCGACGGGGACAGACTGGTAAAGGAAAATCTCTATCACTGCATAAGGCTTGTGCAGGAAAATCCCAGCTGGCTTCTCTCGCTTCAATGGCACAAGTTCATCGGTATCGAGTAGCCTGTTTCGTTTCAAGGGCGGGTTTCTTCCTGCCCATTCCCATAGGAGAAAGCAATGTATCGAGTATGCAAGAGACTGGAAATTTCGGGAGCACACCGTCTGGAACTCCCTTATCCGAGCAAGTGCAGCAACCTTCACGGCCATAACTGGCTTGTGACCATTTTCTGCAAGAGCAAGACACTCGACAAGGACGGAATGGTTATCGACTTCACGCACATCAAGAAGATAATCATGGAAAAGCTCGACCACGCCTATATCAACGACGTGGTGGATTTCAACCCGACAGCCGAAAACATGGCGAAATGGATTTGCGACCAGGTGCCGTTCTGCCACAAGGTCGTTATTCAGGAAAGCGAGGGGAACCTGGCGCAATATGATAAAGACGAAGAAGATTGAACAGCTTGTACGGCAGCTTCTTGAGGCGCTGAATGACAACCCCGACCGCGAAGGTTTAAGGGACACGCCGCGCCGTGTCGCGAAATACTATGCCGAAATGTTCGAAGGTCAAAACTACACGAACGCACAGCTCGCGAAAAAGTTCGGCAAGTGCTTCAAGCAGGATGCGGACGGTCAAATCGTTTCCGTTGACGACATAACGATTTTCAGCCACTGCGAACACCATCTTGCCCTCATGTACGACATGAAGGTTTCAATCCGCTATATCCCGCACGGGAAAGTTCTCGGACTCTCCAAGTTCGCGAGGATTTCCGAAATGGTGGGAAAGCGTTTGCAGCTCCAGGAGAAAATCGGCAGCGACATTGCCGAGGTAATCATGCTCGCGACTGGAAGCAAGGATGTAGAAGTTCGCATCGAGGCGAAACACGCCTGCGTCACGGCAAGGGGCGCAAAGAACTGCAACATGGTCACGCGTACGCTTTTCTCAAGCGGCGCCTTCAAAACTCACTTGACCTCGAATGTCACGGAGTCTATAAGTTGATGCGTGTCGATAAGCGGAGTAGCACTGGGCCGTCCCTGCCTGATTCTCGCCTGCACGGTGGCATCGCGCAGCGGCTCGTACTTTTCACTGTCGCGCATCGCGAGCGTGATGCAGTCCTTCAAGCGCATCCCCAGTTCCTCGCACATCGTCTGGACGGTCATTTCGCCGTTGATTATCTGCGGGAGATACTTGCGTTCAAGTTTCGGCATGATGGCGCGAAACCGTTCCATGGCAAAACGCAGGAAGGGCCTTGCCGGAATTTCCGGGTAGTGGACGCCCTCAAGCGTCGTCCCTTCCTTACGGCCGTAATTCAGCGTTCTCGCTATCAACGAATTGGAAGCGGGTTCCCTCAATGCGGGAGTCAGCTTTCCCGTCTTTTTTCTGTAATCGAGATTTTCCTTCGCTTTCCGTGCAGTCCCGTTTCCATCTATCCAGCCCGATAGAATGGTCTTTTCGTTCAGCTTCTTTAGAGCGTCAAACCTTTTTCTCAATCCCTCGAAATCCGTGATAGCCATATCCACAACATAGGAAAAACTTTCTATGGGGAACAAAATCTTAAACAAAGACCTAATCACGCCTAAACCGGGCTACTTCACGATAAAGGAGGTGGCCGACAAAATCGGCTTCAACCACTTCACGGTCTATGACTGGGTGCATACCCGTGGTATGCCCGTGAGAAGAAGCTGCAAGCGCGGACGCATGACCGTTTACTGGCCCGATTTTCTGCGCTGGTGGAAGGAGTTGAGGAACGACTGATGTATGGCAGATTCCCAGGACATGAGGGCCATCGGCAAGCTCGGAGGCTTGGCGTCTTCAAGGAGCAAGCTGAAAGCGAAGGAGGCGCGGGAAGTCGCGAGAAACGTTCTCGGGACAAAGTTTCGCCTGTCCGAAGGACGCTTGAAGGAATCGCTCCGAAGCATCGGAATCCAGGTGGAGAAACCCATCGAGCTTCGCGCTGCAATCATATCGGTCATGAGTGGCATGGCTCTTTCCGGAAACATCAAGGCGGCGCGTTTCGTGTTCGACATAGCGGAGGAAACGGAAGATTCCAAGCTGACACGCGCAAAGCGCAAGATGCTCGACAGGATGGTTGACAACCCCGACGCGGTAAACATCGACACAAACGGAGAAATCCCCACGCCCGACGAATTGAGCGAGATAAAGAGGCAGGCGCGGGAACTTGGTATTTACGAGAATGACACCACAGATTGAACAGCTTGCAAGGACAAACCTTCTTGCCTTTGTAAAGGCGACGATGCCGAATTACAGCATCGGGTGGGTCCACCGTGAAATCTGCGCTCGCCTCATGCGTTTCTACACCGACGTAATGGAACGCAAGAGTCCCCGCCTCATTCTCACCATGCCGCCGCGACATGGCAAGAGCCAACTCGTAAGCAAGCATTTCCCGGCGTGGTGCTTCGGCGTAAATCCCGACATTTCCTTCATGGCGTGCAGCTACAGCGACGGCCTTTCCAGGCGCGTGAACAAGGACGTTCAGCGTATCATGGAAAGCAACGAATACCACCGCATATTTCCGCGAACGACCTTGCCGCCGCGAGGAAGCAAGTACACGCGCTCGACAAACCTAATCGAAATTCCCAACAGGAAGGGCAGTTTTAGAAGCACGGGTATCGGCGGAAGTATAACGGGTATGGGCTGCGAAATCCTCGGCATCGACGACCCGCTGAAAGACAGGCAGGAAGCGAACAGCATCACCATACGAGACAGGATTTGGGACTGGTACACCTCTACAGCCTACACGCGACTTTCTCCGGGCGGGGGTGTCCTAGTCACGCTCACGCGCTGGCATGAGGACGACCTGGCAGGGCGTCTGCTTGCAGCGATGAAGCAGGGAGCAGGCG